GAAATATACCTTCCCTCACCGTAGTTATCTGTTAAATTCTACCAACCTAAAATCGCAAAACATAACTAAGAAATTATAGGTAATAAATTTTATAATAAATAAACCCCACGTATTAGTAAGGTAAATCAACATGACAATCCTTAAACATTTTTCCCAATTCAATAATATCATCAATTTCTTTAGCATTAGTAACTATAATAGTACCATCAGGTAAAATCATGTTTAAGGTTGTAGAATTAAACGGATACGTTCCGAGTGATAATTTAATATTTTCCCCTAGCTCCATAACGTATGGTGCTATCGGATCATCTTGTTTCTTAAATCCTAAGTCTGGTAATAATTGTTCATCTTTATTCATATTCCAATATTTATTTATTATAAAACTTCCTTCCCATATTTCTCAAGCCATTAGGTTTAAGTTTGCAAGTAAAAGCTGCATTTATAGCAATCTTTGTTTGTATAAAGTGTGCATTTGCCATTTTTGTAAGCTCGTAGCTTGCAAACCTCCGCTTCGCTAAACCTAACAATGCGTAAAATGCATTGCTGGGTTATCGCGTTGTTTTTAGGTTTCTGCTGTTTGCCCATAATTAAATATTTTCTAAGTAATATATAAATTGCTCTATTTCGCTTTTTAATAACTTCATTTTATTTAAGAAATCTTTGTCACTATCATCACTTGTTTTGTGTAATCTTACCTTATTTCTACAATCCGCAATTTCTAAAAATCTTTGCGTGTATTCGTTTTTTGTATCAATATCAGTCACTGTGCCATCAAAAGCGACAATAGAGCTAGTACTATCACAAGTCTCTGTATTTAACCAAGTTCTTTTATTATACATATAAAAATATTTAATTATTACGTTAGTATTTCAAATCGAAGTTTGTGCGTTCAGGTCGCAACGACATCTTACGCTCAACACTAGCTGCAAGGCTAAGTCCTTATTCCATAATTAGGGTGGTTTCTTTCAATGATGTTTGCCATCGCACTTGCAACCGAATCAAAGTAGCCTATTATTTCACAATCACCATCGTTTTCATCTTCGGGTATTTTTGGTATAGAAGCCTCAATCATTCCTTTTCTTTCTCCATAATCTACTTCTTCAGTCCACCCAAAAATGCGAGTTCTTGTTTTGTCATGTAGCCAACTTTTACCAAGTATTAGGTCTTGTCTCCAAAGAGTGTAGTTGTTTGGGTAATTCGCATTTTGCACCCACACCGCTTCTGAACCATACACAGGTATTTCAGAAAGCCCAGCAGCTAACAACGGCTCATAAGCAATAGCTGTGTTGCTGCTAATTTGAATGTTCTGTTCTCGTATCATAAGTATTTGTTTTTTGATTATTAATTTCTTCGTATTCCGCTACTGCTCATAGCCGTAGCCCGTTAGGCTCAATCGCTTGCGCTCCTTCCTTTATTAAAAATTATATCAGGAATATAACTTTGAGAGTAACTACAATCAGCACATATCAAAACTATGTTATCACCTTGTAGTATAGGAATAAGCGGAGTATGTGAGCTATCATTTCCGCAAGTTAGCGGATGTACTGAATTATCGTTTTGATATTCAATAATTTTGTTTAATTTATCTTCTATATCCATTTGTATATAATTTTTAATTTCCCTCCTTACAACCCTTCATTAAAATTATCATTTAGTAAATCTCTAACATTTACACTTAGAATTTTTGAAATCTTAAACAAAATTTCTATACTCGGTTGCCTTCTGTTTTGTACATAAGAATTTACCATATTGTAACTTTTACTTAATTTGTTAGCAAGCCAATTTTGTTTAATTCCTTTTTCCTGTAATATTTCTTTTATTCTATTCATACATTCTAATTTTAATCCAAAACCGATTGAGCCTAACACTCCGAAAGATATACCTTCCGCACATTGCCTGCTACGTATCTGTAAAACTTGTGCTATGACAAGCGACAAAGCCTAACTAAAAGATAATAGGTAATATTTTAATACATGTTCTAATACAGAATTTTCTTCAAGTCTTTCGGCTATAATATTTCTATGAATTCCGTATTTATAAGGATCGTTAAAATCTTTAATTAAATGTTTAGAAAATTCTTCAATTATTCTGTTATTATCCTTAATCTTATTTAATAATTTTTCTTCCATAATTTATAATTTAATGTATTAAAAATTCTTCCAATATCTTTCGGAGTGTTATAAGTAATATTTGCGCTCACATCAACACCGTCCAATACACACCCTCATCGCACGAGTGCATTTACAACTAAGCGTAAGCGAAGCTTCACGCTCAATAATGCACTCAAACCAATACTACTTATAACAAGCATATCAAACGCTATGCTTGTTATAAGTAGTATTGGTTTGTGCATAATTGAAATAATTAAATATTTTTCTCCTGCGCTCATTTCGGCTTTTTCAAAGCCGTTAAATATTTTTTAACCATTTCAGAAACCATATTTGAAAAGTTTCTATTTTCTTTTTTAGCTTGCTTTTCAATGTCTTTTTCTAATTCTGAATCAATAGTTACGCTTCTTCTTATCTTCATAATATTGTATTAAAAAAGGGCTACCGATGCAGCCCTGTACAAAACACTAAGTCAATTAACAAATACTTTTATAAACTTTTATCAGGGGTTTAAAAGAACTTTGCATTTTACGTTTTAATCTTTAATGCGTAAGAACTTTTAATTTTTAACTTTTTGCCTTCATCTTTAATCCTTGAACTTTTCTTTTGTCATTTTTTACGGCTTGATCCTAAGTCAAGTGCGGTTACCAATTTCGCCATTTCTCCGTTTTTTGGTGGAGAAATCGGGACTCGAACCCGAAAGTAAATCTGTTTAGCAAACAGTTGCTTTTCTAACCCTCAAGCTGGGTGTTAAGTCTGTGTTTTTCGCATCGGCATTCCTTATAATTTATTTTAAATGTTAATTATTGTTATTGCATTAATCTCTGAAAGTACAGCATCAACTTCGGCTTCAAATTCATCAACTTCAACCTGTAATTTTTCTGTAAGTTCTTCAACCTTTAAAGGATCAACTAAATGAAACTCATTTCTTTTTACAAATGGTTCAACAATGTTTTTTACATCTTCATCGGTTGGTTTAACCCTATCATCGCCTTGTTTGCCAATCATAATCTTGGCATTCTCTAAAGCAACGTTATTTACTTTTTCATTTTCTTGCGTAAATCTAGCCTTAACAGAATTATGTTTCTGTGTTAATCTGTTAATAAGGTTCTTTTTTACGGCTATTACTGTTTTAAAGTTAATAGCGTCTGCAATAGTCATTTCTTTTAATCCTATTTTTACAAGAGTAGTTCCGTTAGCTTTTACAATAGCTGATTTAATTGCATTTTTACGTTCAATCAAATCTGTTACAGATTGATATTTTGCCAAAACATCTTTTTCAAAATCTTCTTTAGCTATAAATCCGTTTACAGGTTTATTTAATTGCATTAATCCAGTTGGTTCAACTACATTAATTGCTTTTTCGATTCTCGCATCAATCAATTTTAATTCTGATAATGCTCTGTGAATTGTCATTTTTTGTGTTTCCATAAACTTTTAACTTTAATTGTTCGGTACAAATATAATCATAATATTTTATATTGCCAAATAATATTAAATAATAATGTCAAAAAATCCACCCTCAAAATATTTAATTATTATTCTTTTTCCAATTATAAACTTTTGTGCCATCGCTTTTAATTTTATTTGTATTTCAAATCAACTGTATCGGTTATTCACGCTTCGACAACATCGCAGGTTATAAGCCATAAATTCCAAATAAAATTAATCCCACTTAATACCAGCTTTGCGCATTTTTTCAGCGAATACTTGTTTCATTAATCTTTCTTCTTTAATTAAAGTTTTGGATCGCATCCCGTCCCACATGTCGCCTTGTACAGCATCTATTATTTCGTCAAATAATTCGACTTCAGTCATCTGTTCGAATTCTTCTCTTTTTCTCATATTAATTATATTTAAAATTTCCGTCTCATATAACCTGCATTACAGGCAATACTACCACTGTGCATATTTAAGAATGTGTGCAATAACATCAACCGTCCATCCATCGCCAATACAATCATACGCTTCATAGTAATTTAACATTGATGTATATCCAGTTGGTAATGTTTGTAATTTTTCAAGTTCATTTTTTGAAAGATAGTAATATATACCATCTTTTAATAAGTAATTTTCATTCCATTTTTTATGCCCATTTGCTGTTAAACAACCACTTTTCGGATATGGATTTACTCTTGCATAGCCTTTTTCAATGCTCTTTATTCCACTTTTATTTGTGAGCCACTTTATTCTACAATCGTCTGCAATTTGTCCATCATAATCAAAAACATCTACCGTTGTAATTCCTTTGTCGTCTGGCTGCTCAACTCCTGGAATATTCGTCCAGTAATATCTCGGTCTATTTTGGGCAGAAACAAGTTTACTGTTTATTGAAATTGGGTTCACTCCTAATGTTTCAGTTATTGTAGCTGTCGCTTCTTTGTTTCCGTGTGTATTTTCAAGTAAAAAATATTTTGGTTTTAATTCATTTAACAGTCTAACATACTCCCAAAATAATCTACTTTCTGAATGCTCTAATCCTTCTTGATTTTTATTTAGCCTTGAAATTCCATTGCAAGGAGAGCCACCAATTAATAAATCAATCTTTGGTAAATCAATCGCCTTAACATCAATTACACTTCCAATGTGTTTTGTATTCGGATAATTTTCTTTCGTACATTTTATTGCGTGTGGCTTTATTTCACTCGCAAAATATTCGTTAACTTTTGTTTTTACCCTTTCAAGTGCAATTTGTCCGCAAGAAATCCCATCAAAAAGTGATAGTACATTAATCCCGTACTGCCTGTAATACTCGCTATAAGTAATAGCGGGTGTCGTGGGTGTATTATTGTTTGTGCTTTCTATTGTCATTGTTTTTATATTAAAATTACAATCCAAGTTTTAAATCAAGAATAAACATAGTTACCAACTTCTTACATTCGTCATAAGATGTTCTTGTTTTCTTAATCAGTTTTAAAGTGTTTATTAATTGCTCTGTTTTGGCTAAAGACTTTGTACATTTTTCGTTTGTTATATCAAGCATATATCCTATTGTTGTTACTAGCATTGATGCTGTTAAACCTGTAATAATATGATCTATATATTGATTGTGCTTTTTATGGTTCATAAGTAATGTTTTTTTCTTCCAAAAGTTTCTTTACTTGTTTTTTTCTTTTTTTTAATAATTGCTCTTTATCCCATTTAGACCATTTATAAGGCTTTAACGATTGTATTTCAGCATTTTCAACTTTCGAAAAGCCATGTTCGGCTATTAAATTTGATCTAAATTTCTTAAGACTTCCAGATTTAAAACAATTACAATCTTCACATTGCGGGCGTGTGAAATCTTCGTCCCATCGAAATTGCGTATTTGCACGATCAATGTAATGTCCGCATTGTATTACTTTGTAATGAAAAGTACTGGTACAAGTATAGCACTTTACTTTCCCATTTTCATCAGCAAACAATAATCGAATATATTGTGAATGTATATCATCAAGTTGTTTGTCTAGTTTCATTAATTTCAGATTTTAAATTACTTATTCTTTGCCTAATAGCTTCAATTATTTTCGTTATAGCAGACCCTTTTAATTTTAGCATATTATAAAAAGCTTCCTGTTCTGCTTCATCTTTTAAATCTTCTTCAGATATAGCTTCTTCTTTTGCTGATGTTGCAGAATTTCCAGATTCAATTAATCCTTGTACTCTTTTTGAATAACCTACTTTTCGGCTAACATAGCTCATTAAATAAACTTTATATGAATCTGCTACAATATCATTAAAATAATAATAAAGTCCTGTTAAACGTCTTAATACTTCATCTAAATGATTTAAATCGGTATAGCCTTTTTTTAGGCTATACCACCAATCAACAATTTTATTTATTTCAATTATTACTTCATCGTAATCTTTCATAATAACTTTACTGATATTGATTCTTTCCCTATTTTAACAGGAGGATTTATAATCTCTCCACTTTCTGGATCGGCCATTGATTTTTTTAATCCTTTTAAAAAATCTTCACGTTCTTTTAATTCTTTTTTGTAAGAATCTGTTATATGTTTTAAGTTTAAATATTCCTGATCATTGCAATCAGAAAAATCATATTTAACACTTACTGTTGTTTTTGTAAACTTAGCCCCGTACATTTCAAAAGATTTTTCAGGATGTTTATATCCTTCTATTATCATTTGGTCTTTTATTTCTTCATCTGATCGAAGTTTTTTTATTAAATCTTCCATTGCTTTTAATTGCACTTCTAGTTTTAATGGATTTTCTGAGCCAGATAAAATTTCATTTTTTATCATTAAATACATCCTATCAACTTCTGACTGTGTAGATGGCATTAAATTAATCGTACTTATTGCATTTTCCATAATTATTGATTTAAAGTTTCATTTAACGGATTGTTTAATTCTATCAATATTTGATCCTTATATTCGTTTTTCATTTTAAAACTATCAAATAATTTCTTTTTCCACTCATCTTTAGATAACCCCCCAAAATTTGCATTTTGTATCTTTTGAATAGCATCTGTAAATTGAGACTTGCTTAACCATGCTTTATCATCTGTTTTTGATTCTTGTTTTTGCGAATTATCTTTATCATCAAAATCTAAAGAATTTTCAACTATTCCAAACACAGACATTTTTAAATATCTTTCCGTATAAGTTACACAACCACCTAATTGCTGAGCAATATTTGTTGCTTTTATTTCTGGAATAGCTGTAGCCATTTCATACTCTAATTTCTCACCACTATGAAGATCAACTATTGTTAATATTCCTAATACTCCAAACTCGTTTCTTTTTAAATCAAATTTGGTTACTAATTCATTTGTTTGACAAGCTTCAAATACTAAAGATTCCACCTGTTCGGGTGTGAAATAATTATAATGTGAAAATTTATTTTCACCTTCCTTTTTAAGTTTAGAACTTTTTATTTGCTCTTTTGCTTTAGCAATTTTTTTATAAATTTCCATGCTTATTTAGTTTTAATTTTACACTGTTCTAATAATTCTCGGTTTTTTACAGGATTAATACAATCTATTATATCTTCAAATAACGGATGTATTTCTGGATTAACATCTTCGACATATTCATAAATTAAACCTTTAGGTCTGTGTAATTCAATAAAATGCATTAAATCTTCGTCTTTGCATTTTACTTCGATTGAATAAAATATTCGTTTTTTCATAATATATTAATTTAAAAATATCCCGTAACTTTCTGGAGTTAATTCTACTTCATCAGTTAATTGCGTAGCGTATGAATCATTATTGAAGTCAGTATACCATACCTTATACATAAAGAAACCCCTTATGATTTCGGTATCAAAGATTGTAAATAAATCTGCTTCCATGATCTTTTTATTAATTCTTTTACAAATATAAAGTTATTATTGACACGATGCAAGTATTTACCTTAATTTAGAATCATTTTAAATTAAGCTTAATAGTTGATTTATATATATTATATATGTATATTTGCTTTATGGAAAAATGTGATAATTGTATTAATCGTAACAAGTATAAAAAGACTAATGTAAGGCCTGATTATATATATTGTAATATAAAAAGATGCTGGAAAGATTCAAACGAAATATGTGAAAATTATGAAGAACGAAGGCGAAAAAAATGCAAGATCAAGAGTAAGTGATAGGCAGGCTTTATTTATGAAACAATTACATTACGAATTTAATGTTAATGTATATGAAATTCATAAAAAGTACTTTGGTTACCTAACCTATAATTGTGTTTATGGAATTATTAAACGCAGATATTTACATTTAAATAATAAATTAAACTTTAATACAAAAGATTATGAAACCTAAATTAATTAATTTGAAGTTGTGGGCGTTGGCAAAAAGATAATACCTATGTGCATAATTCAAGAAGTACCTGCCGATGAATAGGCATTACAGCTAACGAATGGGTATAAGAAACGTGCCGATGTAAAACGTTTAAAATTATCTATAAGGCTTGACTGGCATGTTTTATGACTGCTTGTTAGGCATCTGTAAAATTTTGGAGGCAAAATATATGACACCTGATGAAATTGTGAAAGAAATTAAAATAGTAGTACCAATTATGAAAACTGGTGATGGGCAATCGATAAATGCAGAGGTAAGCATGAATGAAAAATCACAAAAATACATAGCTGATTTAATACGTGCGTGGGGGAATAAAAGATATGAAGATGGTGTTGATGATGGCAAAACGATAGCTGAACACGAAACTTGATTTTTTTAAGCAAAAAAGGATATTATTAAAAAGTTCTTTGAATATTTAAAAAAAAATAAAAACTTTCTAAGAATTTAGCAAAAATCTTAAATTATGCTTGATTTTCAAAAAGCGACTCTCTGAAACGCCCTATTTACAAGGGTTTCAAAAATAGCTTTTTTCATTTTTGCAAAAGTTTTTTGTTGAATGGAACACTTTTTTTAAAATGCAAAATTTTTAAAAGTTAAGTTTCAAAAATTGGAAAGTTAGTTTACGAACAAAAAACTAAAAGTGTTTTGAAAAAAATTGGAAAGCAGTTGAGCAACAAAAAAATTAAAAGTTTTTTTTGAAATTTGACTTTTGACCTGGAAGCAAAAAATTGAAGATTGAATTAAAAAATTTTAGAGATTGCTCGGTTGAACAAAAAACTTTTTTTAAAATTTCAAATTTGAAAAAGTGTCAGAGCGACTGAAAAACTCCAAAAAACTGAAAATTTACCCCTTATAAACAGGGCATTCTAGAAGGTATGTTTACAAAAAAGTAAAAAAGATTTGAAAAAATGACAAAAATCTATCAAAACATTTTTAATGCTTTTGGAAAAAGCAAAAAGGGAAGGAAAAATATATTTATGATCAAATTAGCACAGGCATTCATTAAATGCATGAAGGAGTTAATCACCAATTAGATTTATTTCAAAGAATAGATGAATTTATAGTAAATGCAATGTAATCTATTGATCGCCAGTTATGTTACAAAACATAAAAATTAATTTGACATTCTTATTTATATATACTTATTTTGAAATAAAAAACCATGAGAACAATTAAAGTTAATGACGAAATGTATGAATTCTTAATAAATTTATCAAAAGAATTAAATACTCAAGATCATAGATGTACTGCAATGCCGTACTTTTTTCAAGTTCAAACAAAAGAACAAGTTCCTGCTGCTGATGGATGTGGTTATGAAGGCTGAATTAGAAAAAGTATTGCAATTTTTATGCGAATTAACAAATGGTAAACTACATAAATAATCATGAAAGCAATAAAAGTAACAATTCCTAGAGAGCGTATCAATGATGAAATCATAAATTATCTTGATAAACATTATGAAGGCGAGCGCCAGAAATCATATGAAGCGCGTTTTAATTTTAATGGTAAATATGATGTTTTAGTTCCCTTTGAAATTGAAAACGCGGGACATACTAAGATTAAATTTAAAAACAGCTGGGTATCTATCGAAAATAAGCCAAATCACGATACTAAGATTATTAGATATGATAATAACCTAAATAAGAAATTTACAAGTTTAGATGAGCGTTTCTATCAATTTATAGATGAATGGGAAAAGAATAATTATATAGATGGTCATAATTATTATGATATAGATAGCATGAAAGGAGGACGTGATTATGAATAAAAAAGACCAAGCAATATATAATCGTATAGTACGAATAATGCAAATACCTATTAGAAAAGATGAACAAAGAAATCGTTATACAATGGATTTAAATCATGGATTTTTATTTTTTTATCCAAAAACAGGTAAAATACTACTTTCAAAAGAAAGTTACTTAAAAACGATATTTCGAGATGAAAATACATGTTGGATTTTATATCCTGAATTAGAAGAAATCTTAAAACAAGTTGAAACTTTAAATTAAATTATGAAAACAAAAATTATATTAAAAAATGTAGGATGCAGAACTAAGGCCTTCTCGGAAGGATTATTTATAAAGATAATTCCAAAACCGTATATTGAAATAATTAAAAAATTAGGATATATAGACGTCAGAAGTGATAAAAAATTTATGACAGAAGAAGAAAAACTTATACTGGATATATATTTAACATATTCAAAATATCTAAACATACCTAATTTTAAAGGGTTGGAAAATATTCAAATAATTTCAAAAAATTATGTAAAAACACGTAATGGAGATGACTATTATTCCATAAATATAAGAGACGCACCAGAAATTAAAATTAAAAAATTACAATGGGACAAACTTAATATTGAAGATAAAAAAATCAACAGATGGCATTAAAAAAATTTCAACAATCTTTGCTCTCTCAACTCAAAAATGGAGACAGATTTTATTTTCCTAAAAACAGAAATCAAATTTTTGAATTTACAAGGAAGGAAATGAAATCAGCAAGATGTGGTTATGAATATTTTTACAAAAGAGAACGCGAAGAAAAATCTTGTAAAAAAGACAAATTGGTAATTTATTTAAGGAATATAAATGATAATTAATGACATACTTAAAAATAAGGATTAATCCCTTTAAATCGGAATTAAAAAAGCAAGAATGGATGAGTAATAATTGTGATATATGCACGGTTATAAAGTGCTATCCTAAAAAACAGATAAAAAAATCAACATTGGCTATTCAAACAGCTAATAAAATAGGATTTGAGAAATCAATGCCAGGTAAATGCAAGCTGCTTAATTTAAGCAGGAATAAAATAAATCAACAAAAACCTTATGATAAATTTCAAAAAAATTCTTTTTAAATTAAAAAATATTACTAACTTTGTCTAAGTTCTAGATTAAGTTACCCCCCCTGTTGGTATGTGAAGTCGAAAGGGGGTTTTTAAGAAATAAAAATTAACTAAAAACAAATATGTAAACAGATGGATATAAGAAAATTTAATAAAAAAGAATTCGGGACTTTAACAACTATCGTAAATGATAAAACTGGAATTATAATGTTTGTTGGTCAGGAAGTTGCTAAAATGTGGGGGCATACAAATTTAAGACAAGCTATTGGAAGATTATGCAATGATGATGAATATAAAGTAATAAAATTTAAAAATTATCCAGAATTTAAATATCTTTTACTAAGTAACAATTTGTTACAGAGTTCAAATGCTTCTAGTATAATGATGATTACGGAAAGTGCTTTATATAAATTAGCTTTAGCATCCAATTTGGATAAAGCCAAACCATTTAGAGATTGGGTAACTTCAGAAGTTTTACCTTCTATTAGAAAGAATGGATATTATTCAATCGCAGATCAAACACAAAAAATATTAATACATACACATAAATCAATACAAAAGCAAAATTCAAAAGATATTAACGCAAAAAATTATATAGAAGGTGGAGTATCTGCAATAATTGATTATAATAAAAAATCTTGTTTATTGCATTCAGGTAAAACAATTAAACAATTAAAAGAATACGGGAAACAGATAGGATTAAAATCTACTGAAAGAACATCTGCAAAGGAAGTATTAAGACATATAAAACCAGAAATAGCATGTGCAATGTCATTTACTGATGATTTGGTTAATAAAGGATTTGATCTTAATACTGTAAGCGAATTGTCTATTAATTCAGCTATACCTTTATTTAAAGGAATGATAGAATTAGGTATAAATCCAAAAGAACTTAATGAATAATAGGGAATGAAATATTATTTACACGATTCGAATTCATTTAATGATGAGAAAATAACGCAGCTTTTTATTAATTTCGGTTATGAAGGATTAGGATTGTTTTATACTATTTTAGAAAAATTATCTCAACAGGAAAAACCAATATTAACAGATGTATTAAAACATCAATTAAAAGTTGGCAAAAAATTAGATAAATGCTGGAAGTTCATGGAAGAGATTGAATTAATTTCATCAAACAATAGTGAAACTTTCAACGAACAATTACTAAACTTTAGTAAAAAGTATCAGATAAAAAAAGAAAAAAACACAGAACGTATTAAACAATGGCGTGATAATCAAAGGGATGCAAAAAATGTAACGCGTTACGAAAACGTAAGTAACATTACTAAAGTAAATAAAAGTAAAGTAAATAAAAGTAAAGTAAATAAAAGTAAAGTAGAAGTAGTTGTAACATCGGCAACTCAATTAAAAAAAATATTAGATGAATTGCCAAAAGAAAAGATAGAACAGATGAAAGAATTTACTTTATTTCGCGGCAATTTAGAAGAAATAAAACAAAAATTTTGCGTCGAATTCATTTCACGATATGGATTAAATAAAACCAAAATCGAAGCGATAGAAGCTTTTCAAAGTTGGATGCACCGTGATAAAAATATACCGAAAAATCAAACAAATAATAATAAAAAAGACGTTAATTCAAAATGGATATCACAAGCAACATAATTGATGAAAATTCTAAAATTCCGGCAGGAATTAGTAGAATTAAATACATGCCTTATTCTGAAATTATTTCGAAAAACGTTTGGAATCAAATAGCATTAAAGTATATAAACAATTTGAGATATGATCAATTCAATAAAAGCATTTGGTCTGAATTAATAAAGTATGTTCATAGTGATGAATCTTGTAAATATGATTTAAATAGATCAATTGCTTTGATCGGTCGAACTGGCGCGGGCAAAACTAAAACGATGCAAATAATGTCTGAATATATGACAATAGACGACGTTAAATTTATAAAAAATGGCAAATTGATTAAATTTAATTACAAGATCATTTCATCTAGAGATATTGTTAGCCAGTATTCAACGCTTGGGTATGATGCAATTCAGAAATATATTATGATAACAAACATTTGCATAGATGATTTAGGGTCAGAAACAGCCAACGCGAAACATTACGGGACCGAATTAAATGTAATTGAAGAAATAATAGAACAACGATATTCAAAAGAATTAATAACGCATTTTACATCTAATTTGGACATGGAAGGAATATTAAATATATATGGTTCACGAGTGCATAGTAGATTAAGTCAAATGTGTAATATTGAAATAATGAACGGTAATGATTATAGATTAATATAATAAATTATGTCACAAAAAAAACATGCAGAATTTACAAACACAGAAATTAAATTAATTTATATGATTGTAGACGAGTTTGGAGGTAAAGATCGTAAGCAGGAATTAATGAGAGAGTTAAAATCTTTACTAAGATATGACAGGATGATATTTAAATCTCGAATTACTAGAGCGTTAAGCAAAATTCTTTAATTATGATCTGGAATAATAAAAAAATAAAACCATTCGTGAATAATAAAATGGTTCGATTAAAATATCAAATAAAAGATATAGAAAACAATCAGGTAGGAATAATTATAGCAAGCGGCATTCAACATATATTGTTTCTCCCGAACAAGGAATTAAACGAACTCATTATAAAACATGAGAATATAATAGATATAGAAAATCCAAGAAAAAAACATGATAAATATCATAAAAATAAGTGTTAAAATATTTGCATAAATGTAACAAATGTTATATATTTACGTATAATTAATTAGAAACAACAACTTAAAGCTTAGAATCATGAACGAAACAACAAAAATACTGAAAAGAGAACTGGAAGGAATTAATTATCAGATATTAGACATTGTTGAAAGTAAGACATCTACATATTGGTACATTTGGAATTCAGAATTTGGCGAAATACCTTTTGAAACCAATGAAAATGATTATCGAGTAAAAAAATTGAGGTTTTCAAATCATGATGCTATTTGTGAAAGATCATATGCTGATTTCGAAGTTGTTGCGGAATTCGGATGTAGTTCTTGGGGAACTATATTGGTAGATGGAAATGAATGGTTGGAAGATTATTCAAAAGAAGATATATTAGCGATTTTAAAAGAACTATATGATTTTAATTTTAACATGGAAATGATTGAAGATGATGGCCCTTACGGGACGAAAATAAAAGTTTGTACAAATAAATATCAAGAATTAACAGCTAAATTATTTTTACAGTATCTATTAAATAATTAAAATCAATAACTAAAAACTTAGAGCTATGAAAACAATAATTTTAAAATTGAGTAATTATGTTTGATCCAGAAAAATTAATAAACAAAAGCCAATTGGCTGAAGTTTTAAAAATAAAACGGGTAAGTTTAGATAAAAAAAGAATATCTAAACGGAATAAAATAATTGTTGAATCACTAAAGAATTACATACAAATGTGGTATAACAATAATATAAAAGATTATCAGAATTTACTTGATAATGCGGAGTATCAGCTTAGTAAAGGTAATAAAAGGCAAGCAATTGAATTTTATAAGCAGGCTAAAGAAGCGACCAATTCTTTTGAAAAGAAAATATATCTACAAAATAATATAGATATGTTATATATATCACTTAACGAAATCCCCGAATCATGAGAAATTCGATAAAATGGCTTTTAAAAGCAAAGCGTCATTTAGAACGCGGAAATAAGAGAATAGCTTTATATTTTTTAAATAAAGCCTATGAAACTATTAAAAATAGAAAAGAAAAACTAAAAATTCTAAAACAAAAGGCCGAATTAGATATAGAAATTACAACAGAAAGAACTATTCCAGGTTCTAAAAGAATGATGAAAAGAATAGATTTGATAAATGAAAAACGACTTTCAGAAGCAATTCTCGAAAAAGATGTAATGGAATTAAGAGATGCTTTAAATGATGTAATGAATATAAATTAAATAAACAAAATATCATAGATTATGAAAGAACTAAAATTTAAAGCTTGGTGTGCACCAAAAATTGGCAGGCAATTTAGATCATCGTATAAACCATTTATGACAGATGAATTTACATTTAAGGATTTTGATGAAGATTACTTTGTTCCTGAAGGTATTTATATAGAAGATATGGAAATTATACAATTTACAGGAAAATACGATGCAGATATAAACGGTCGGAAAATATTTGATACTGATATAATAGAAAATTGCGATACAAAAGAGCTTCAAGTTGTTTATTGGAATGAAGGGAAAGCCGCTTGGTATTGTAGATATATTAAGGATAGTGATATAATTGTCTCTTTGGCTGATTCTCTAGGAAGTTTAAATAAAAAAATAGGCAATAGTTATGAAAATCCCGAGTTATTAAAATAATTCATATCTTTGTCAAATATTAACCAAAATATATATTATCAGAAAGTTAATATTAATAATAGGTTCTTTGATATGCCTATCATATTCAAAGAGACATCCGGCAGCAATAAAGTTGTATTATGAAACCGAAGATGTTATAATATATCATGCTGTAACGGTGAAAACAGAAGAAAATAAACAATTCTCTAAACGCTGGATGAATGAACATCCTGATACGATTCATATGTATAATTGGTGTTTAACATATAAAAATTCATATCAATGAAAACTTTAACAATGATATTATTGCTATTTTCAATAATAAATTTAAATGCTCAAAATACAAAAGAATATGTTTTGCCTGCTATATTATTAGCATCAACAGCAATAACAGTAGATGTATCAGCAAGGTATGTTGAAGGAATTCAAACACAGACACTTGATCAGATAGCTTTAACAGGAATTGCGATAAGCGCAATGTCGATTATTATAATTGAAAAAATAAAAAATAATCCACCTGAGCGAAGATTAAAAAGAAAAATAAAAAAACATAAATTTATTTAAAAGAATTGACAATTAATTTAAAGGTAATTATATTTGTATTGTAAAAATATAATTGAACGAAAAATAAAATAAAGCCGAGTTATGGAAACTACACAATATTTTGATTTAGATAAATAATTAATATTTAAAGCTATATCTAGAATAATAAATAAAAAAATAATACGAAATTATGGAATTGAAAATATTATTCCTGATAAAGACAAATATATTATAAAACTTACAAAGAGAATAATTCCATTGGATGATTTGGAAATGGAATTTATAAAAGATTAAAACATATAAAATAAAGATGAATAAAATAAAAGATGCAATGTAAAATGAGAGCCCTACCAGAAATGGTTCACACGCCGCTACCTGGATGATGTATAATTGGGCATGAGGAAGGCCGTTGCATCTTTTTAAAATTAAAAAATACATCAAATGAAAATAATATTAATCATATTAATAATATTAACATCTTGTGAAATTGAATCATGTCAAATCCCATGTGGCGTATGCATAGAAATAGTATGGAATATAAAAAAGAATCCTATAATAGAAGTACCAATAACAGGATGCTTGTATTATGATGAAATCAAAGCAAAATTATATGATGATTTTGATAATTTTATATTAATGGAAAACGTAAAAGCAAAACAAGATACAGTAATTTTAGAAGCTCCTGCCGACCTGTCTTGTTATCAGAAATGCATGCAGAAATGCGAAATCTATTTAATAGAGTTTGATAATTAGATAAATAATAATTATATTTGCATTATGGCATATATATTACAATCAACACAAGACGAAACAATGTATTTTGTAGGTACTATTTTAAGAAAAACAAACACTCCTGTATTTGATACTGAAATAACTCAGGCTAGAAGATTTAGCACAAGGTTAGAGGCTAGTCAAGTAAAAGAATTAGTGATTAGACCAACACGGATAATTGAAGTAGAATGAGCGAAGGATATTTTGTAAATAAAAACGGTTATTCAGTAAGACTTAATTTTTGAAAAGGCAATAAGGTGGTAAGTGTTTCTGAAATGCATAAAACTATATCGTTTGATGAAATTATTATTTCGTGCACTGACGATCTAATAAAAGAATATGAAATAAAAGGATATAAGTTTGTCAAAAAACTAGAAAATATAGATTATAAAAATTTATTAAAAAGATATATTGCTCATGTAGTAGAATGTGAAGGGATAGATTTTATTGACAGCTGGCATCATTCTGATGTAGAACTTCAAGAAAATGAAAAAGAAATATTAAGGAAATTGACAAATAATGACTTGGAAAGAATATAAAAAGAAAATTAAGCTTATTAATAAATACGGGATAACAAAAGCTGAATTAAAAGAGTCGTGCAAAAGATATGAAGATATTAAAAAAGCATGTGTAGCTTTATCAAAATGTTCTTTATCTACATCTCAGGCAATGGAAAATTTAAGAATAAATATTCAATATATGAAAATGGCTTCGTTTGTAAATCAAAACAAAGAAGTTCTAATTGAAGATTACATAAGACAATCTAATTTAAAACGACATGATAACACATTGGGACGGTAAATATTTATGGTGTGGCTGTAATTTACATATTAATGAAAAATCAGTCAAAAAGCAAGTTAAAGAGATCGAAGTATTAACTTATCCAATAAGCAATAACCTAATACAATGCAATATTGTTAAATTTAATAAAGGCAAGATTGAATCTATAAATAAAATATAATGCCAGCAGGAGCACCGTACGGTAATAAAAACGCAGAAAAATGGACAATTAAAAGAGCTATAATGCTTTTTAATGATGCTATTGAACTTACCAATAAAGAAAAAACACAAACAGTAACAAAAGGAGCAGAAATAAAAACTATAACAGGTTATGAATTTGATTTTATAGGAGAAATAGCTAGAGAATTAGGTACTTTTCATGAGATATTTAAGCACTTAATAAAAAGATTTCCTAGCTTACAAAGAAAGTATAACTTATTGATTAACAACTTGGAACAAAATTGTTATTCGAACACAAAAAAAGGATTCATAAAAGAAGCGACAGGAATAGTAAATTTGAAATCTAATCATAAATGGACAGATAGACAAGATCATACATCAGGAGACAAGGAAATGAAAGCTCTTACAGCTCCTGAGCGTGAGCAACGAATAAAAGAGCTTAAAGACAAGTTGGGTATAAAAGATGACGAATGAGCTTGAGTTACTTGAAGAATTATACACATTAGAACGTCAAAAGCTTTGTGAAAAAGCAAAAGATGACATACTTTCCTTTACATTATATACAAAAGAAGATTACATAGTTAATTGGCATCACAAAGTATTGTGCGACAAACTAAATAAATTTGCACGTGGTGAAATTAAGCGAATGATGGTATTTATGAGTCCGCAACACGGCAAATTGCTTAGTGCAGATACTCCGATTTTAACTACTAAAGGATGGAAAAATCATGGAGATTTAACAACTAGTGATTATGTATTTGGACAAGATGGAAAACCTAAGAAAGTCATATTAAATTCTGGTATTTATAATTGGAATGTTCAAAAAGTAATATTTAATGATGGGAATTATTTATTTGCAGCAAAAGAACATTTATGGAATCTTAAAGTTGAATATGACAAACGCAAAGGAAGAAAAAGTGTAATACTTGAGACTCAAGAAATATTTAAAAGAAAAAATAGAAGATCGCCATACATTGACATATCCCCGCCATTGGATATAAAACAAAGTCAAATACCGATAGATCCATATATATTAGGGTGTTGGTTAGGAGATGGGCATTCGAGACAGGGCGTACTAACTGTAGGCAAAGAAGATATTTCTCATTTTAGCAAATTAGGCGAATCAAGAGAAGTAAAACCGGGTATATATAGAGTTCTTATAAAAGGATTAACGACGCAATTAAGAGAAAATAATTTATTATTAAATAAACATATTCCAATAGATTTTATACTTTCATCTAAAGAACAACGATTTAATTTACTGAGAGGATTAATGGATACTGATGGGTGTATAGACAAAAGGGGCAATTGTGAATTTACACAAAAAAAAGGGCGGTTAGCTGAAGATGTTTATATTTTATTACGAACATTAGGAATTAAAGCAAGAAAAAAAACATATAAATCAAAATTAGATGGGCGAATAGTAGGGTATAAAACAAGAATATTATTCAATCCAGATAAAACGCAAAATATTTTCGCATTAGAAAGGAAGCAGAAAAGATTAACAAATAAAGTAATGCTAGACAGAAATGATAAGTATAAGTTTTTTATAAAAGAAATAATTAATCACGGAGAAGTTGAAGGGAATTGTATTCAAGTAGAAGATGGAATGTATTTAGCTGGATACGATTTAATACCTACTCATAATAGTGAACTAACATCAAGACGCTTACCCGCGTACATGTTGGGGCGTAATCCGAATTTAAGAATCGCTTTATGTGCTTACAACACTACTTTTGCCAGTAAATTTAATAGACAAGTTCAGCGAATAATTACAGATAAATCATATTCAGAAATATTTCCGGATACGCAACTAAATTCGAAAAATGTTGCTACCGATTCAAAGGGGGCATATTTGAGAAATTCAGAACAATTTGAAATAGTGGATAAAAATGGATCGTTTATATCAGTCGGAGTAGGGGGTGGCATTACCGGTAATCCTGTTGATATCGCTTTAATTGACGATCCGATTAAAGGAGCGGAAGAAGCAGGGTCACAAATATATAGAGAAAAATTATGGGAATGGTATACTTCAGAATTAGAAACAAGATTAAATAACAATAGTCAAATATTAATTACGCTTACTAGATGGAATATTGATGATTTAGCAGGCAGAATATTAAAACATAGTGAAGATGAATTTTCTAAAGATTGGGAAGTTATAGTATTTCCGCGAATAAAAGTAGACAATTCCAATCCTGATGATCCGAGAAAAACAGGTGAAGCGTTGTGGCCAGAAATACATTCTTTAGAATCTGCATTGGAAGCAAGGCAGCGTAATCCTATAAAATTTGAAGCATTGCAGCAGCAGAATCCTAAAGTAATGGAATATGGAAACGAATTTTACAAAGAATTTAATGAAAGCAAACATATAAGATCATGCAAATATGATCCAAATTCAGCAATTCACATATCATTAGATGAAAATGTGCATCCCTATATCACAGGCACAATCTATCAAATAAAAGAAAAAACGATTTATCAAATAGATGAAGTATGTTTGGTTCATCCGAAAAATACACTTAAAGAATTAGCATTAGAGTTTTCTTTGAGATATAGTGGTCATTATTCAGGTGTGTTTGTATATGGTGATGCTACAAGCAAAAAACAAGATACTAAATTAGAAAAGGGGCAAAACTTTTTTACATTATTTTGCAAATATATTTCGGAGTTTAATCCATCAATGAGAGTTCCTAAGGCTAACCCGTCAGTTGCTATGAGAGGAAATTTTATAAATGAAATTCTATCAAATAATCAAGATGGGATTTATTTTTATGTTGATCCTAGATGTCATAATTCAATAGCTGATTTAAGGTTTGTAAAAGAAGCGCCAGACGGGACGAAATTTAAACAATTGGAAACAGACGTAAGAACAAAGATAAGGTATGAAAGATACGGTCATTGCTCGGATAGCTTGGATTATCTGATAATCAGAGCGTTCGAGTCGGAATATAGTAGATTTCAAAGAAAAGATATGAATATAACCCCAATTGTCGGATATAGAAATAAACGATATTAATTGTAAGTGATTATTAAATATTTTAAATTTGCAAAAACAAAAGTCATGGCAGTAAAGATATTCAAAGCTCCAAACCCTTCAGATATATTCCCAAAAACAAAAAAAGACTTTTTAATAACAGGAGCGGCATTGGGAGTAATTCGTAAACCATCTTTTAATATACCTTTGTCTGGTCCCGAACTACCAGTAAGCATTTCTAAGTATCGCACCCCTGTTATGGACTTGTTAGAAATTCCGGCAGGTGAGTATATAGATTTAGAAGGTAATGCGATTACATTTGCTGGCATAAGAATAGAAACAATAATTTTTGAAGCGTCAAAAGCAAAAAATATTGTAAAAACTGCAATTCAAGGGCGTAATGGAACAGTAAAAGAATATGTATCAGATCAAGACTGGATAATTAATGCTCGAGGATTTATATCAAATATATTCAATGCCTTACCAATAAATGATCTTAGGACATTTAGAGAAATAATGGAAGTGCCACAACAAATAGATGTAATAAGCCAGTATTTAAATGAAATTTTAGAAGTCAATCAAATTGTTGTGGAACAATTCAGTATGCCACAAATAGAAGGTTTTAGAAATGAAATACCTTTTACTTTTACAGCATCAAGTGACGTAGTCTTAGACCTTGAAGAATTAGAATAAAGGCGCAAAAATTATCGAAGTTCGTTGCGTATAATTCAAATATTATTATTATATTTGCAATATGAATAGACAAACATCAATAATATACTTAACTCCCATTCCTGAATGCTGGACTAATCTAAAAAAGTTCTGTGAACATTATGGAATTAAGTATAATACAATAAGTAAATATAGATTTGAAGAAATAGATAATAATACTAAACGATTATTTGAATTTAATGGATATATGGTTTTTAGAGTAAAAAATTTATGATATTAATGATAAGCATTAACAAACAAAAGGAATATGCAAAACAGGTATTCGACATATGCTAACCGAATATTGAATGCATTCTGATCCTTGAGCAAGATACATATTCCTTTTTAAAACAAATAACTATGACAAACCTAGAACAAGAACTTGTAAATGAATATCAAAAACAACGTAAAGACTTAACTAGAATAGCATTAAATCCAGGCAGCTCTAATAGATACAGAAGTGTTGCGTTTTGTTACAAAAAAGTTGAACATCAAATAATCTATGATAGGCAATTAGGCAGGTTTGTTAAGATAATTTATTTAACAAAAGCAGATAGATTGGCAAGGGCAAATGAATTAATATTGTAATTGACCCTCAGTAAAATCGCTCCCCAATAAATTCATAACTTTGTATTCAAAATCAGAATAATTTTCAATCCCTTTCGATGGTATAGAACTTAGCTTTCCTGTTAATAAATACCCAAATTCTAAATTGGTAATACCTAATGAACTAGCTAGAGTTTTTTGTTTAATTAAATTAATCTTACAGAAGATTCGTACAGCATCCCGAAAGGGCTTCCTTTCCTGATACCGTTTGATTTTATTATCTTCAAATGACATTTTTACACATATATTTGTTGATTTGCTCTATTGTTGATTCGTGAGGATGTGTAATTTCATTTTTTAAATTGTAAAAAGTCATTCTAGCAATACCTATATCAGTACACATTTTTGTTTCCGAAATTTCACTTTTCACTTGATGTTCTATAAGTTTTTTGATCTTATCGTTCATAAGGTGTTTTAAGCAAAAATATTAAATTAAATGCATTTATGCAAACAAATTGTACAAAGTAAATAGTTAATTAATTATAAATCAATTTGTTAATATCTTTAAATTGTTTTAATTTTGAAAAAAATACTTTTTGCAATGGATAAATTTCTAGTAAAGTATGATTTTGAAACGTTAATTCAAGAAATAAACCTGGATGAAATCACAAATTCTACAGATCGCCTTATAAATGATTCTATTGATGAAGCCATTTCTGAAGCTGCCGGATATATCAGAAACAGATATGATGAAGACAAAGCTTTTCGTGTTGTTCAGACATATAGCAAAACAGCAACATATGCAATAGGAGACAGGGTCTTTTGGTCACCGACAGCTTACAACCCATTATCAACATACGTAACAGGTGATCAAATAAGTTTCGACATAGGAACTAGTCCTGTAATTGATGAAAAAATTTATATAGCAAATCAATCTGTAAATGCTGGAGAAACACCTTTGACACATCCTGCAAAGTGGGATTTTAAAGCAGACAACAATACTTTTTATGTTTGTAAAGCTGCAACAATAGACGGGGATTTACCAACTGATACACTAAAATTTACAATAGGGGATAATCGAGAACCCAAACTTAAAACAGTAGTAATTGACATCGTTCTTTATAATATTCATTCAAGAATAACGCCAAGAGATATTCCTGAAATAAGACAGATAAGATATGATGGAGCTGGCAATAAAGATAAATCAGAACATGCAATTGGGTGGCTCGAAAAAGTACAAAAAGGTATAATAACACCAAATCTTGATGTAAAAGTAGATGAAGATGGATTAACCGAACAAAATACAGAAAGATTTAGTTTTGGAACATCGACAACAAACCCATATAAATATTAATCATGGGAATATTAGACAACTATATAAACAAACGAATAAATCAAACTTTAAAAAGCAGATTTGAAAATATATCTACATCTATTCCTAAAAAATCTAATATACTTCATCAAATAAAGCCAGAAACACTAGATAGGATTTCAAAAGATATAGGAGATTGGAGAGATGCCGTTGAAAACGCAGAAGACATAGACAATCCAGGCCGTGAAGAGCTTATTAAAATGTATAGAGATTTTATAGATGATTATCAACTTTTCTCAGCAATGCAAACTCGCATAAACAAAGCGACATCAGGATCGTTTAAAATAATGAACGAAGATGGTGAAATCGATGAAGAAGAAACAAAAAAATTTCTCGATCCAAAGGGATTTCCTTTGCCATGGTTTCGATCTTTTATGATCATAAAAATGTTATCAAAATTTTATGGGTATGAGATTGTACAATTAGGAGATGTGATTAATGACAGTTTTGAGTGGGTGAAAAAATTTCCTGAAGAAAATCTTATCCCTTATCATCACACTATTATGTTAGATGTGAGACGTTCTTTTATACAGGGAGACACAATCAACCAGGTAAATATAGATGAAGCCCCTCAAAACACTTGGTTAATAGGAATGGGAAGCGAAACAGATTTAGGACTAATCAACAAGTGCGCACCTTATATTATTTATAAAAACGTTTTTGGCTCTTGGGCAGAACATGCGGATAGATTCGGCATGCCGTTAAGAGTTGGCAAAACGGACTTAAAAGACAATTTAAGGCGTCAAAACCTGATAGATATGTTTGAAGCCATGACAGGTTCTACATATGTTATTCAAGATCCGCAAGATGAAATAGAGTTTATCGAACAAAAAGGAGGCAATGACCCTCATAATATTTATGGAATGCTGATAGAAAAATGCGATCAAGCAATTTCAAAAATAATACTTTCACAAACGGGGACGACAGATGAAAAATCATATGCGGGATCGGCAGAAGTCCACAAAGGTATATTGGGAGATGTTATTTTAGCAGACAAACTGGATATATCAACAACAATAAACAATGACTTAATTCCTAGAATGAAAAAAATAGGAATGATATCAAGCGAAAAGAAATTATATGGGCAATGGGATTTTTCTGAACAAATAGATATAAGCAAGCACGTTGAGAACATACAGAAATTAAGTCAGTCTGGATATATGATACCAGTTGAAGAAGTTACTAAAAAAACAAGCTATGAATTAGACAGTAATATTTTACCTGCTTCTGAAAACAAAGTGGTATCTATAATGAATAAAGTTCAGAATATGTATAAAAAAGAATTAAAAAATGGCTAGGACGGTTGCTCAAATAAAACAATCAATGATAGATCAGAAAAATACAGAATCTGGTTTATCCGGATTAACATCAACAAGCTCTACAGCTATTTGGAATTTGATATTTTATATTTGCGCCGTAGCTATAAAAGTTATTGAAGATTTATACGATGTTTTGCGGGCTGATGTTGAAGAGCGCAAACTTGAAATACCTACCGGGGTATTGAAATGGTACGCCTCTGAAAGTTTATTGTTTCAATATGGAGATTCGCTAGTTTTCCAGGATTCGTATGTAGACGAAAACAATCAAACTGTTCAGTTAAAAGGTAATAATGTAGTTTATCCGATTATAGATATAGATAAAAGAATTGTTAGTCTGGCAGCAGCAGACGAATCAAGTGGTTTAACTACCATAAAAGTAGCTAAAATAACATCAGGAATAGCCGAACCTTTGACAGCAGGGGAGCTGGCGGCTTTTGAAGATTATTGGAGATCAAAGCGTTTTGCAGGTACACCTATCATATATGTCTCTTCCAATCCCGATCTTATAAAAGCAGAATATACAGTATATTACGATCCTGAAATATTAGATAGTTCAGGTATTTTAATAAGCGATGGAGTGACTAAACCAGTTGAAGTTGCTATTAATGAGTTTTTACAAACATTTCAGGTTGATAATTTTAATGGTTCTATGCAAGTTGTCAAGTTGACAAATGCAATATTAAATGCAACAGGAGTAATTAATCCAGTTGCAACTAACATAGAAGCTAAACCAGACGGTGGGGTTTATATTGATATTCTTGCAATATCATCACAAACATATAATTCTTATGCAGGATATATGAAGGTTGATCCTTCATTCCCTTTAAGTTCAACAATAACTTATGTGGCGGGATGAGTATTTTTAATATTAATTGGTATAATGTTGTCGAAAATTTGACCCCTAGTTTTTGGAGAAAAACAAAAACAGAGCAAGAATCAAAACTTATCCCTTATTTAAGATCAGTAATTACTCCGATTCAAGAACTTTCAGATACTTTATATACATTTCAGTATCAGACAATGTTATTTTTAAATTATTGCGGACAACATCTTTCTCTTGAAAATATGTTAAATGACAAATGGGATAGTACTCAGCGTCGAATATATATAACAGAAAATAACATAATTAATGGCTATGTATATCTCGATTTATATTTACAGGGGGAAACCGACCCCACTCCTATAAGTTTTTATTTGCAAGGAGAAAGCGGAGGAATTCCGTTTTCTCTTTATTTACAAGGAGAAACTATAGGAGCGACGTATAATTTTACAATCAACGTTCCTGTTTCTATTTCGTTCGATACAAATGAAATGACTAAAAAAGTAAAAAATTATAGCGAAGCGGCAAAAACATTTAATATAGTAACATTTTAAACATGGATAAAAAATTAACATTTACAGGTGGAGAACCTTTAATTAATTTTGATGATATATTAAGAACCCCAAACGCTACACGGGATGCTTTTATAGAAGTATTTAGGGCATTTGGAGATAATTATATAATTCAAGGGATAACAGGGGACCCGTCAATAACAGCAGGATATGTTATGTTAGATGGTGAAATACTAAAAGTTGATGCACATACAAAAACAGGAACTCATTTTGTTAAGGTAACAACATATGAAGCCGGAGGAGACAAAACTTTTAACGACTCAACACCACGCCAAACATGGCAAAAAAACAGAGCTACTATAACAGCTGGATCGGGAAGTTTGGCATATGCAACAGCAGAAAGATTGAATGAAAGAATAGTAACAATAAATAAAGCCTCTACAGTAGAAGCTCAAGCATTAACAATTGATACGAAATTTATAACACCATCGACATTGGCGGATGTAAACGGCGGATTGCTAACTAAAATAGTAGACATTGGAGATTGGGATATGGATGCCACGATAACCGTATCGGTTGTTCATGGGCTTGATCAGACAAAAATTAGAGGATTATCGGCAATTGTAAGAACTGATAGCGGGGTAGTTCCGTTTTTGCAAGTAAACTTTGGACAGGATAATTGCGGCTTAATTTCAGTCGATAGTACTTATGTCATACTTTCAAGAGTTACCGGAGGTGTTTTTGATAATACAAATTATGATTCGACATCTTATAATCGTGGATGGATAAAAGTAGAATATGTTAACTAAAAAAGAAATAGAAAAACTTTTACAAGATATTTATTCGGGCGAGACGTCTCTTTTTAATTTACCTGAAAATATTTTCAAATTTACATTCGCAGAGCTTATAAACTCTGTTGAAAGTGGTTTTGGCGGAGGTGTTGGAAGTTTCCCTGCCGGAAGCTTGCGAGCAACAAGGGCAATAGATTACAGACAAAATATTTTTACATTTTCAGGGGCAAAAATTTTTAACGAGGTTAAAGACTTGTCGTTATATGTATTCGATGAAAATGGCATTAAACGATCATTTAAAGAATTCCGCGAACGAGCTTTAGAAATAAACAATAAATATAATGTAGATTGGTTAAGAACGGAACAAGATACAGCATTTGGGATGGCTCAGAGTGCAGAAAAATGGATGGAAATTGAAGAAGATAAAGAGCTGTTCCCGATGTTGAAATATGAGACAGCAGCAGATAATAAGGTGAGAGATGAACATGCTGCTTATGATAATATTGTGCGCCCCGTTGATGACCCTTTTTGGGATACCCGAATGCCGCCAAATGGTTGGAATTGCCGATGCATTGTGATAAAACTGACAGAAGGAAAATCAACAAATCTAAAAAAACATTTAAAAGATTTTAATAAACAACAAAAAAAAAGGGGGTTGCCATTAATTCCTAATTTGAAAAATAAGGATAAAATGTTTGATATGAACCCCGGCAAAGTGAATTATATTTTTGATGAAAAAGTACATCCTTATTATAAAGTTGAAAAACGATTCAAGCCTATGATGGATGACAATTTTGGTTTTAAAATGCCTGAAAAATGAGTATAAAAAGAATAGGAAAGGGATTTGAATTTGATAAAAGTAAACAAAAGTTTACCATATTCAAGCAAACCGCGCCAAAAATAATAGCAAATAACTCATTGAATTGGTTTTTGGAAGGATTTAGAAAGGGAGGTTATCAAACAGATGCAAGTAAAAGCGGCTGGGAAAAGAGAAAACCAAGAAAAAATGAAACAGGAATGCAAAGATCGAATTTGATAAAAAGAGGTGCATTAAGAAGGGGATTTAAGGTATTAAAAGCAGTCTGGGGGAATATAGTATTAGGAACTAGTGATATACCTTATGCCGTTAGGCACAATGAAGGAACGACCGATAGATTAGGGCGCAAAATGCCTAAGCGTGAATTTGCCGGTCATTCAAAAGAATTAAACAAACAAAATATAAAACTATTAGATAAGTTATTACGCAAAGTATTATGACAGATAATGTAAAACTAGATTTATATAATGATATTGAAACTGTTTTAAAAGAAATTGTTTCAGTAAGAAATGTATTAAAATATAATTCTCAGGATATAAATCAGGATAAAATAATTCCTAAGCAATATCCCCAAGCATGGATTCACTTTTCAGATATATCTTGGTTGCCTAGTCATTTAACTGCTTATGACCAAAATTTAACACAAGAACAAAAAGGAACTATATTAATAACAATTCATATTGAACAATTTTCATTATCGGGAAATGAAACAACATGGAAGCCTGATTTAACATTGATTAATACAGTATATCGTAAATTATCAAATATGAGTGGGGATAATTATACTCCATTACAAAGAGTTTCTGAAATAGATGATATAAATAATGAAAATATTAGAGATTGGCAAATAACATTTAGTACAATGGTAACAGAATGTGGCGTAAGTCTTGGACAACAAGATGCAACTCCGGTAGTATTAACAATAAATAAACAAATATCATGACACAATTTAGAGGTAAAAATGGTGCAATAGCTTTTTTACAAATAACAGGCAAGCTTTCATATGCATATGGAAATACAGTTCCGGGAGAAAATGGGGCGTTATTTAAATTAATTAATCCAGTAGCTGGAAATGTAACAGTAACATATTTAGACGGAACAACTGATACAGACATTGACGCCCAAGTATTAAGTGATATGAATGCAATCGTAAAAAAAGTAGTAGCAGGATCAAGCCCGATATTGATAACTGATTTTGGGCTATATGTATAATGTATAATTAATATTTACATTGTATAACTTAATGATAATAAGACAGTTAATTTTGTAAATAAAATATTAATTAATTATTTTTATAAAAAATTTAACTATGCCATATCCAAATTTTCATGCAGCACGAATTCAAGACCCTGACGATTTTATAAGGATAGTGGTTTTACAGACATTGCCAAATGGAATAATGATATACGGAGGACCTTTGAAAAGCGATCCTCAAGGTTCAGGTAAGCCACAGGCATATAGATTCCCGAAAGATCAATTTACAGTTCAACAAGCAAAAGAATGGTTAAAAGATCATGATATAGAATATATTATGTTTGAAAAAGCCACAGAAAATTTAAAATATTTCGAAAATAAAGGAGATGGCATTTTCGAAATAAACCTAAAAGGGATTGTAGACGAATCAATAAACGGAGACGATATTGCTTCTGAAATAAAACATTTAAACGAAACAGGGGCTAAGATAATAAAAGAGAGAATTAATAGTGTGGGTGGGGGAATCGTTAATGGATTTTCAATTATCTCTGCCAATTTAAACAGTACAGCAGAAATTCACACATATAACGAAGGAATGGCAGGAAGTATAGCAAGTCTTATATTGGCAACAGGAACTCCAGGTAAGAGATTTGCATATGATTTTTCTTTAGCTGTAATTCACGATCCTTCTTTTGATGGTGAAACGCTAAAAGATATTAAAGATGAAAAAGCAAAAGCCGAAACGCAAAAATTTAAAGATTCGCTAGTTCAGATTTATGCTAATAATACCAATATGACGAAATGGGAAGCTGGTAAAATGATGACTGAAGATGTATTACTAAATGCCCAAGAACAGTTATCTAAAGGATTGATAGATAAGGTTTTGCCAAGCAAAATGAAACCATCGTTAACAAAAAATATGAGTTATTCTGAAATTATGAATATTTGCAATGACAAGAGTAAATTTCAAAATATTTTCAATGGCGAATCATCAAAAACCGCAGAATCAGAACCAAATTGGGGAGCTGTTGATAAAAGAAAATTACCTTCAGAAGCTTATGCGGATGGACGTTCAGAAAATGCAAGCGAATGGTCTTATCCTCATCATTTTGTAGAAGATGGTAAAATCAATGAAGAAACAGGACGCTACGAAACAGGTCAGATGTATCTTCATAAAGGTGGATTGAATGCAGCTTGGGCAGCGGCTCAAGGAGCAAGAACAGGAGAAAAAGCAGACGAATATATTATTAATCATCTAAATAAACATAGAAAAGATTTAGGTTTAACAGATAACAAACAAATTTTAAAAAAAATGAGCGATTTAACAAAATTTTACAACCTTTCAGATGAAGCTAGTGAAGCTGCTATCCTTAAAGAAGCTCAAAAGGATAGGAGTGAATTAGAACTTTATAAAAATAAGGTTAAAGCTCTCGAAACAAAAGAGAGTGAAAAAGATGCTGAAATTACCAATTTAAAACAGGAAATAGAAAGGCATCAAAATGAAGCTATTGAGGATGCTGTAAAAGCAGATATCAAAGCAGGTAAATTCTTGGAAGAAAATGAAGCTTCGTTAATTGAAAATGCAAAAAAAATAGGAATAGAAGCTTATAAAACATTTTCAGAAAATGTATCACTAAAATCTGTAAATATCTTGAACCAAATTAAAAAACCTGAAGGAGGCGAAAAGAAAACCAAAGATCAGAAGCTTGGTGAAGAATGGCAGGATTTAATTACTAACAATAAAGCAGAAGCATTAAGGATTCGCAATGAAGAACCTGCCAAATATGAAGCATATGTGGAAGCTTGGAATAATTTAAAATAAAATAACATGCCAAATTCAGCAACAATCAGACAGCCTTTCGGAGAATCAGGAACTAATCAGTTACCTTTAACTACATTAGGCGTTGGAGCAGCAGCTACAGGTGTAACTGCTGTAGAATATGGAGACGGAATTAAACATAAAACCGTTTTAACAGTAAGTTCAACACTCCCAGCTATAGCAGGAGGTGCGGATTTAGCTGTCGGAAAACTTCTTTATACACTACCCGCAGGCGCACATGCCGTCATGGTCAGCTATATGAGTATGGCTTTAACAGCAGCAGACGGAAATATCGATGCAGATACTCCAGATGTAGGTATAGGAACAGTAATAGCTTCAGGAGCGGTTGCCGTACTGGGTGGAACTGCAACATTTGAAAATCTCATAACAGGACAAACAGCTACAAACTGTACAGGAACAGCAACAGTTAAAACAGCAGGCCCTACAGCAGGTATTCCTTTGGAGATTGCATCAGGAGCAGCGCATACAATTTATTTCAATGTAGCAGACGGATGGGCTGCAAGTGGTGAAACCGCATGCCCTATATCTGGGACTGTTGTAATTGAATGGGAATCAATTGCATAATCTAAAAAATATAATAAAATGGCACAAATAAGTCCAATCAAATTTTCAAACGAACTGCAAAAGCAGTTATTTCCTGACAATTCATTCTATAAAAAATCAAGAACTGAAACAGGAATCGGAGCAGACGTGGAAACTGTAGAAATACCAATAGCAGGAGATGTTGGTTCTGCATTATCCGGGAATCCTACCTTGCCAGTTGCAATCACTGCACGAACTGATACAAAAAAATCTTATACTGTAGAACAGCTTTACACACAACCTTACCTTGTAACAAGAGAGGAAAGTATAGTGTTGAACTATGATAAGATTGTTGATTTAGCAAGATCATTATCTCTTTCTATCGAAACAAGAGCTGGTAATATCGCGGCAACAGAATGGGGAGCTACACTTTCAAGCAATATAGTACGAACAACAGGATCAACTGCAAGAGCATCGGCTGTAACAGGAACAACCGGAAATAGAAAAAGAATTATTGATGTTGATATGCAGAACGTAAGATTAAAATTCAACAAAATGAATCTTCCAATGGGAAGAAATGCAATTTGGGGGTTACTAACTCCTGAAATGGCAGAAGATTTACTGTTGATTGATGAGTTTGTAGATGCCGACAAAACTGGGGAGCTTTCTAAATTAAAAAATGGCGAAATAGGTTACATTTTAGGTATGAATTTAATGATGAGAAACAATCAAATTAATTCAACAGGTGTAATGTATAATGTTGATGCTACTGTAAAAAGAACCGTTGACGAAGCTTTAGCAGCTACAGATAATGCAGCAGCAATATTCTGGCATATGGACATGGTTCGACATGCTGAAGGACATGCCGAAACAATTATCAACAGGAAACCAGCAGGCTATTTAGGAGCAACAATTATTGAATCAGTAGTAAGATTCGGAGCAACATTTGACCGTTTAGATCAAAAAGGTATTGTAGCTCTTGTTGAGACTAACGCATAAAATCAGGGGCGTAATGCCCCTTAAAATTATTTGTTATGACAAAAGAAGATTTAATGCCATTGGCAAAAACATATTTTGATTCAGATCCTAAAAGAACTGAAATTTACGGAACGGAAGACAGACATTTTTTTAACACAAAAAGTGATGTAGAATATTACTGTAAAACAGATAAAAAATATTTTTATTTCCAGAAAATAGATTTTGAAAAAAAATCTGAAATCAAGGATATAAAAAATGTAATAGAAGTTCCTAAAAAAGCAGAATCAAAAGAAGAAAAGCCGGTAAAAAAAGTAACTATAAAAAAATAAGATATGGCTGGAATAACAATTAACAGATTAGGCGGTGGCTTGGGAAGGCAACAGCCGGGCGAAGATTATATTTCAGGGCTTATTTTCAAACAGGCTGCTTTACCATCAGGATTTGAGACAGATGATAGAATTAAAAAAGTAACAACTTTAGCAGAAGCAGAATCTTTGGGCATTGACAATTCACATTCTGACGAAACAAAAGCAACAGGAGGAAATGTAGCAATAACAGCATCAGGTGCAACGGGCGACGTGTGGACAATTAAAATAACACCTGTCGGAGCGTCAGAAATAACGCTTGGAACTTATACAGAACAAAGCGGAGATACAACAGCATTAATAGCGACAGGATTATATAATAATGTAAATCTTAACACAATTAATCATGGATTTACAGCAACTAACTCTGTAGCTTCAGAAGTGGCTCTTATAGCGCCTGCAAAATTAGGTGCTTCTATAAATGCGTCAGGATTAGTATCAGATTCTACAGGATCAGGAACTTCGACAGATACTCAATTTACAGGGGGGGTAGGATCAGTAATAGCTATAATTTATTATCATGTATCTGAGTTTTTTGCATTAGCTGAACAAATTACAGGATTAGCTCAAGGAATATTATACATAGGAATATATACGGCATATGATGGTTCACAATTAAAATTATTACAAGATTATGCTGAAGGTAAGATTCGACAAATCGGAGTGTTTTTGCCTGATACGTTTGCATCAAGTATGGTTACTGGGTCTCAAACTACATGTACAACTTTAGAAACAGAAAATCAGCCTTTATCAGTATTAATCACAGCGGATTTTACAGCTACAACACTATCTGCATTAGCAGATATGAGAGCTTTAAATTCTAAAAATGTAACAGTTGTAATAGGAGAAGATAAAGGATGTAATGGATGTGCATTGACAGGAATAACAGGCATATCAATTTCGTGTTTAGGAGCGGCAATGGGAACATTAGCAAATGCGTCAGTTCATGAAAATTTAGGATGGAGACAAAAATTTAATCAAATTCATGATTCTGAATATGAAGGATTGCAATTTGTGACAGGTGAAGATTATAAGATTCAATCTCAAACTACATTAACTCAATTAACAAATAAAGGATATATCTATTTGACAAAGGAAATCAATGTTAATGGTTCTTATTATAACGATGCACCTACTTCGACATTGATAACAAGCGATTATGCGTTTGTTGAAAATAACAGGACAATTGATAAAGCTGCAAGGCTTGTCAGAGAGAACTTGGTTCCAAAAATAAATTCGCCTTTATATGTTAATCCAACGACAGGCAAATTGTCTCTAGCCTGTTTCATTAGGATAAAATAAAAAAAATAAAATATTATGCCAATACTTGTAAACGGAAGAGCATATTCGCATTCAGAAATTCAAATCATCTATCTTGGAGTGCCTTTACCAAGCGCTACAAGCATAGATTATGGTGAAGACCAGGATAAAGCCTTTAATCATGGAACTGGCAATAGACCTGTTTCTTTAGGATATGGAGCGATAAATGCCAGTGGCTCGATAGAATTATCAATGAATGACATAGAGGCATTGAGAGATGTAGCTCCTAATGGAAGCTTGTTATTTATACCTCCTGGAGATTTATTAATAGTATTCACAAATCCGCAAAAACCTTTAACTCATGTAATAAAGAATTTAGTGTGGACAACAGATCGACCTTCATCGTCACAAGGAGATACCGATATAAAACTGACATTAGATTTTGTTGCAGCAGAAATAAAATGGAGATAAAATGGAAAACACGATTACTGTAATTGTAAAAACTGATAAAAAAAAATATGAAGTTATTTTAAAAAAACCTTTATTTAAGGAATACAGAATGGCTTCTATGATGCTTCAAACATCAGATGGATATATTGATAAATTAGGATGTGGTTCTTCATTAGTGCAGCATTGTTGGTTGAAAGGTGATGAAGAATTACGATCAGGTGATGAAACAATTAATCCAGATATAGCAACTGCATATGCTTCGTTATGTATAGAGGCATATGAAAATTTATATATTGGTTTTGCTACTGATGTAAAAAAAAATTAGAGGAATATAATTTAAATGATGAAGTCTCATATAGGCATATTGATGCTCTTATGAGATTTTTTTATAAAATTGACCCGGAAGATTTGAATATGGATAAATACATTAAATTAGAATGCGAATTAAAATATTTATCTAAAATGCAAATAATACCTATTAAATTATAATGGCTGAAAAAGAAGTAAAATATAAAATTAGTTTAGAAGATAAGTTTAATAATACTTTAAATAAGTCTAGCAAAAATGTATCTACTTTTGAAAATAAAATATTAAATGTTGGCAAATTAATTGGAGGCATATTTGCTGGACGAATAATGCTGAAAGGCATAGGTAATACAGCAAAACTATTCGATAAACAATCTCAAGCAATTGCGCAGGTTGAAGCGGGCTTGAAAAGTACAGGTGGAACAGTCGGAAGAACATTAGACCAATTAACAAAAGATGCTAGTAAATTACAAGATGAAACTATTTTCGGAGATGAAGAAATATTAAAGGGAGTAACATCTCAATTGCTTACATTTACAAATATAACAGAAAGTCAATTTGATAGAACACAGAGAGCCGCGTTAGATTTGGCTTCACGAATTGGAGTAGACTTAAAAAGTGCATCGATACAATTAGGAAAAGCACTTAATGATCCAATAGCTAATTTAAGCGCATTAAGTCGATCGGGAATTCAGTTTTCAAAAAAACAAAAAGAAGTAATTAAAACACTAGCTGAATCAGGACGTTTAGCAGATGCGCAAAATATAATATTAACGGAATTAGAAAGGCAATACGGAGGAAGTGCTGCTGCTGCCAGAAAAGCTGGACTAGGTGGATTTAAAGCATTAAAAAATACGTTCGGCGATTTACAAGAGGTTATAGGAGAAAGATTGATAAAAAGTACTGGTAATTTAAGCGATAGATTAAATACTTTAACAAAAGGATTAATTGGCATAGTAAAAGTTCCAATAAGCGAAACATTAAGAAAAACAAGATTTGAATTAAATGCAGAATTTAATTTATTAAAAAGAGGGAATATAACTGCCGAACAAAGATCGCAATTAATAACAGACATAAATACTAAATATAAAGATTATCTGCCTAATTTATTGAATGAAAAAAGTTCATTACAAGATATTGAAGAAGCACAAAAAGCTGCAAATAATGAATTATTTAAAAGAATTGAAATACAGGCTAAACAAGAAATATTAGAAGAAGCAATAAATAAAGCTGCAAAAGCAAATAAAAAATTATTTGAATCGCAATTAGAACTAGAACGAATAAGGTTAGATTTACAAAATGAAAATTCTAATATACGTAGAGAAGCGGCAAGACAAGAATTAGGGATTTTAGATCAAATAGAAAGACGTCAAAAAAAATCTAATAAAAGGAATGAGGAGCTTTTAAAATTACAAGAATCTTTAGGGGATTTTAGTAAAATGCAGCAATCGGAAGCAGCTAAAATAAAAACAACAGCGATTCCAAGTCCTGAATTAGCAGAAGGTATAACTGCTATCAAAGCGGCGGCTCCTAAAACATTTAATATAAATATATCTAAATTAAACGGAGTAGAAAATTTTACCAATATTAATAAAAATTTAGCCGAATCATCACAAGATATAGGCAAAGCTTTTGCAGATGTTTTATTAAGTGAATTAGCAGATTTACAGGCAGTATCATGATAAGATTAAACTCAGAAATAACAATAGGAAATTTAAGATTTACGTTTGTAACTAATTTGCAAATAAATAAAAGTTGGGAAACGTTAACAGATACTGCTATTATTGAGTTGCCAAATAAAATAACAAGGAAAAATCAACAAATAAAAGATATAATAAAAGTAAACGATCAGGTTACAATTAAATTAGGCTATCATCCTAATCTTGTTACAAGATTTACAGGATATGTTTCTAAGATTGTTCCAGAATCACCGCTTAAAGTAATGTGTGAAGATGAAGCTTTTAAACTGAAACAGGAATTTTTAGAATCTTATTCAAAAAAGCCTGTAACATTAGAAACTTTAATTAAAGACAATTATTCGGGAGAAATAAAGGTTTCAGATTGTGATTTAGGAGGATTTTCTATTGAAAAAGGATCAACAATGATTCAGGTTCTTCAGGAATTGCAAACAACATACAAGCTCTATTCTTATTTTAGAAATGGAATTTTAAACGTTGGATTGCCTTATGATG